TTGGCGGCCAGTGCCTCAGATTGCATTTTGTCGATCCGCTCGCGCTGCGCCTGGTTGGTAAAGATGCAAATAATGAGTATTATGTATTAGAAGATATATCAGGCAAGTATTCTGCTGATAAATGGTGTAAGATAGCTGTAAAAGCATTTTATGAATGGGATGCTGACAGAATAATTGCTGAAACTAACAATGGCGGTGATTTGGTGGAAAGACTTTTAAGAACTATTGATGCAAACGTTCCTTATAAGTCAGTTACAGCTACTAGAGGTAAACTGGTTAGAGCAGAACCTATAGCAGCATTATATGAGCAAAGGCGAGTTCATCATGTTGGTTATTTTGCAGAGTTAGAGTCACAAATGACTACTTACACTGGGGAACGACCAAAGCCAAGTCCAGATAGACTTGATGCTTTAGTTTGGGGTCTTACTGAACTAAGCAAGTCTAGAGGACAAGTTAACTGGAGAATAAGCTAATGGCACAACAAACATTTTTACAAAGACTGTTTAATATACAACCTGTACAAGAACAAAAAAACTCAAATATGATGGGTTACTTTGGCGTTGGTACTGAAGAAGCAAAAACTTATAAATATCAGGACTTAGCAAAAGAGGGTTATTTAAAAAATGCAATTGTATACAGATGTGTTAATGAAATATCAAAAGGTGCAAGTGCTGTACCATTCATTATAAAAGCAGGAGACCAAATAATTGAACAACACCCACTTATTGACCTACTTAACAGACCCAATCCTTTACAATCCTACTCAGAGTTTTTTAATTCCCTATTTGGTTATGTGCTTCTTAGTGGTAATGCATACATTCTTAAAGTAGGAAGTGAGTTAGGACAACCAAAAGAATTACATCAATTAAGACCTGACAGAATTAATATTAAAGGTGGTGGCAATCCAATACCTGAAAAGTACGAATACATAATTAATGGTAAGGTACATCAAACATTTTTAGTAGACCAAGATAATGGTTTTAGTGAATTAAAACATGTGAAGTTATGGAATCCGTTAGATGATTATTATGGATTAAGTCCCATGAGTGCTGCTGCTGTTGAAATAGACCAGTTTAATATGTCAAGTAAACACAATGTTAACTTATTACAAAATGGTGCAAGACCTAGTGGTGCTGTAATATTTAAACCACAAGATGATGCAGGATTTGCTGTTAACCTGTCAGAATCACAAAGACAACAGTTACTCACAGATTTAAACAATAGATTTAGTGGTGCTGGTAATGCTGGTAGACCTATGTTGTTAGAAGGTGACTTTGATTGGAAAGAGATGGGTTTATCGCCAAAAGATATGGATTTTCTAAATTTAAAAAATATGAGTGCTACAGATATAGCTTTATGTTTTGGTGTACCAAGTCAATTAGTTGGTGTACCTGATTCACAAACCTATTCAAATGTAGCAGAAGCAAGACTTGCTCTATATGAAGAAACAATCATTCCACATTTAAGAAAAATAGCCAGTGATCTCAATGAATGGCTTATACCTATGTTTGATGAAAGGTTATCACTAGAATTTGACGTAGATTCAATACCAGCATTATCAGAAAGACGTAGAAAGATATATGAAAACGTTACAAGTGCTGTACGTGAAGGGATAATGACTCGTAATGAAGCTAGAGCAATAATTGGTTTAGAACCAGTGCAAGGTGCAGATGATTTATATATATCAGGTACATTATTCCCACTTGGTGATGATGGTGTAGCTAAACCTGAAAACCCAGTCAATGAAGAAGATTTAGAAGATTATGATGAAGAAGAAGTTGATAAGGAAATAGAGTTTTTATTACAAGAAGAAAAAGCACTATCTGATATTAACACTGTACCTACAGACGGAATGGTTACAGAAGCAAAACGTGGTTTAGCATGGCGTAAAGAACACAACAGGGGTGGTACTGCTGTTGGTGTAGCTAGAGCAAACTCAATCATAGCAAAAGAAAACTTATCTATATCTACTATTAAAAGAATGTATAGTTTTTTTAGCAGACATGAGGTAGACAAAAGAGCAGAAGGATTTAGTCAAGGTGAAAAAGGTTATCCAAGTGCAGGAAGAATTGCATGGGCTTTGTGGGGTGGTGATGCAGGATTTAGTTGGTCTAAAAAGAAAAGACAACAAATTATCACTGAAGAAGATAAAGAGTTTGCACTACAAACACATATAGAAATAGATGACCTTGATTTAGATGTTAAGGCTTTATCAGGCAAAGTTAAAGAAGCATTAAAGAAAAAAGTTGAAGACCATAATGAAAAACATGGAAACAGCAAAACTAAAAGAGCAACATTAAGAATGTTAGAAGCTGTATTCCGTAGAGGTGTTGGTGCATACAGAACAAACCCACAATCAGTAAGACCTAATGTTACTGGTCCTGACCAATGGGCATATGCACGTGTTAACAGTTTCTTACGTGCATTATCATCAGGTAAGTTTAGAGGTGGTAAACACGATACAGATTTATTTCCTGAGGGACACCCATTATCTAGCAAATGAAACTAAATCAGAAAAGATTTAATACATTAAGAGTTGGGCGTATCAATGCAAGACGTGAAGCAAGACAACAACTTATACTTAGAAATAATTTAGAAAAAAGATTTTATAAAAGACTAAGCACGTTATTTAGAAAGTTTTTGAATACGCAACTTTTTCTTTATAAAGAATTTGGTATTTACAATGCAGACATAGCAGCACAATCACTAAATGAAGATTTAATGCCACTAATGTTAAATCATTACAAAAGAGTATTTTTAACAATCTATAAATATAATGAAAGTAAATATAATACGGAAAAACAAGAAGCTTTTGTATTTGGTAGAAGCATTGATTTTGAAGAAGTAGTAAACAACTATTTTAACAGCAGACAACTTATACTTTCTGGAATAAGTGTGCGTTTAGCAAATAGAATTGATAAAGTTATAAAAGAAGCTCGTGCAGATAATTTAACATTGCCACAAATAGCTAAATTATTAAGCACAAAATTTTTACCTATTAGCAAATCTCGTGCTGCTTTAATTGCAAGAACAGAAACACATAATGCAGCTAGTTTTAGCAATCACTCATATTTTAAAAAAACACAACAAGATTTAGGAATAAAAATGGTTAAAAAATGGGTTGCTACAAGTGATGCTAGAACAAGACCAGCTCATGCAAGTGCAAATGGACAAACAGTAGATATGGACGAAAACTTTATAATTGGTGGTGCAGCAATGGAATATGCAGGTGATTCCAAAGGCGGTGCAAGAAACGTTGTTAATTGCAGATGCGTAATAATTTATGCAGATGAACAAGATGTTGTGCTAGACTAGTCCATGATGTACTATATATAGATAATATGCCTATACCTAAACCTAAAAATAATGAGTCTAGGCAAAGTTTTTTAAAAAGATGTATGGGAGACAAGACTATGGCGAGTGAATATACTGATTCCAACCAACGATTAGCTGTCTGTACTAGCCAGTACGATTCAAACAAAGAAGATTCTATTGAGAATGATGAAAAACATATAAGAGCAGTAGAAGAAACAGATGACTCTTACATTATAGAATTTGGCAAAAGCAAACTTGATTCTGAAGAGACTGTTGATGAAACAGCTTCTAAAGAAGAAGAAAAAGAATCCATAGAGATCAAGTCAAGCATCAAAGCCTATCATGATGAAGATGAAGATAAGAACTATGGTACTTTTGAAGGGTATGGTTCTGTATTTGGTAACAAAGATTTAGGTAATGATGTTATTGAAAGAGGTGCTTTTTTAAAATCCCTAAAACGAAGAAAACCACAAAACGTAAAACTTTTATATCAGCACAAGTCTGATATGCCTATTGGTGTCTTTGATGAGATAAAAGAAGATGAACATGGTCTTGTTGTTAAGGGTAGATTAGCACTTAAAACACAAGCAGGTGCAGAAGCATACGAATTATTAAAAATGGGTGCATTAGATGGTCTATCCATAGGCTTTAGAGTAAACCCAAAAGAAGTTTCATATGATAAACGTGGTAACAAACGTATTATCAAAGAAGTAGATTTAATGGAAGTATCGTTAGTAACTTTTCCCATGAACCCTCAGGCAACTGTTCGTTCAGTGAAAGGTGAAGATATATCTATTAGAGAGTGGGAAAATGGAATGCGTGATGCCTTCAGTCTTTCTCGTTCAGAAGCAAAGATGGCTGCAAAAGCAGTCACTGATGCATTCGGTCAACGTGATGTTGATACAAATGCTGAATTGGTAGATGCCATAAAAAACTTAACTTTAACCTTAAAATCTTAATAGGAGACAATTATGTCGGAAGATATAAAAAATGCTATTCAAGAAATGGGCAGAACTTTTGAAGAATTTAAAAAAGTAAATGACCAAAGAATTGAAAGCATAGAAAAAGGCGAAGGTACAGCATATGTAGATGAGAAATTAGCTAATTTAGAAGCTAAGATGGATTCTTATGAAGACATTAATCAAAAATTAACGACTGCTGAAGCTAACGCTGAAAATATCAAAAGCCAAATTGAAAAACTAGAGACAGTCATAAGAAGACCAAACTCAGGTTTTGATACGAAGCAAGTAGATGAGTATATGAATGCGTTTGATACTTACTGCAGGAAAGGACTTGAAGGTCTTGCTCCTGAAGAAAGAAAAGCATTAACTGTAAGCAATGATTCAACTGGTGGTTATTTAGCACCACCTGAATATGTAAGAGAGCTGATTAAAGATGTTACTGAAATATCTCCAATCAGAAGTATTGCAAGAATCAGAAGCACAGGTGCTAGAAGCATACAAATACCAAAAAGAACTGGTCAATTCTCTGCACAATGGGTAGCTGAAAGTGGAACAAGAAGTGAAACTGAAGGATACACTGTTGGTCTTGAAGAACTACCTGCACATGAGCAATACGCTTTAGTAGATATTTCTGAGCAAGACTTAGAGGATTCAGTTTTTGACTTAGAAGCAGAAATGCAATCAGAA